CGTCCCCCCCATGATGGACCGGGGGCGGCAGGCACCTGCCGCCATGCTGATGATGCCGGAAGTGAATAGAGCCTCCACCGTGTCCACATCACCCGAAAAGCGGGCGGCCACCTCGCCGGGATTCTGCTCTGCCAGTGTACCGGCGGGCAGGCGGCTCAGCTTCCGGGACATCTCCGAGCGCAGGGCATGGGTCATCCTCTGGCCAAAGAGCACCAGCAGGCTTTCCTGCGCCGAGGTGAGCACACCTTCCAGTGCAAGACTGCCGAAGTAGAGCAGCACGGCCAGAAAGGACAGCGGGAGGCCCGCGGTCAGACAGTCGATGACCCGAGCCAGCAGCAGGGGCGGCAGCAGGGATGCCGCCACCGAAGCTGCCACACACAGCACCGTGCCCACCGTGAGAAGGCGGTGCGAAGCCGCTGCCATCCGGACGGCAGCAAACACGCCGTGATCATTTTTCTTTTTCATGCGCCCTCTCCCCCTTTCAGGCCGGTCTGGCTTTCATACAGCTGGCGGTAGACCGGAACCGCTGCCATCAGCTCCTCGTGGGTGCCAACGGTGGTTCTGCCGCCCTCCATAAAAATGATCTGCTGCATCTGCGGAAAATGGTACAGCCGGTGGGAGATCAGGAACACCACCTTATCCCTGGCATACGCCTGCAGCTCGGCAAAGATCGCATCCTCAGTGCTGCGATCCAGAGCCGAGAAGGGGTCATCCAGCACCAGCACTGGGCGGGGATGGGCCAGCGTCCGGGCCAATGCCAGACGCTGTGCCTGCCCGCCGGAAAGGCGGGTGCCGCCGCTGCCGATGACCGTCTCCGTACCCTTTTCCATGGCCAGCACTTCCTCCTTCAGGGCAGCAGCTGCAAGCCACGGCATGGTATCCTGCTCGCTGCCGCAGAGGACATTATTCTGCACGGTGTCGGCACTCAGTTCCGGGTCATGGCCCAGATACCCGACCGTGGCGGCGATCTGGCGCGGGGTCAGGGTGGAAAGCTCTCTGCCGCCAAAGCAGACCGAGCCTTGATAGGGCGCTTCGCAGAGGAATACGCGGCCAAGGGTGGATTTTCCGCAGGCGACCGGGCCGGTGATGCCGATGATATCGCCGGGGTGGGCCGTCAGGCTCAGGCCGGAGAAGACAGGCTCTTCGCCATAGGAGAAGGCGAGTTCTTTCAGCGTCACATCCTGTGCCGCCGGGATCTGCAGGGCATCCAGCTGCTCGGGCGTTTTCATCAGGGGTCTGATGCGCTTCCAGGAGACCTCTGCCTTTTGCACTGCGTTGAAGAGCTTGGCCACCTTGGAGGATTTGACCACCAGCTTGGTGAAACAGGAGAGGAAGGTGGTGAAGGCGGCGATATCCCAGCTGCTCCAGCCAGTACCCAGCACATTCTTTGCGCCGAACCACAGGATGAAGAGGGTTCCTGCCTCGGATGCCGCCAGATAAAGCGGCGGCAGAGCGGACTGCCACACGTTGTTCCGCACGGCAGTCTTTTCGGAAAGGCTCAGGGCCTCCTCGTATTTTTCCATCCGGGCCTCCTCGCAGCCGTAGATGCGGTAGGTCACGGCATTCCGGGCACGGTCCAGCGTGGCACTGCTCAGGGCACCGGCGGCCTTTTTATAGGCCGCACCGGCGCGCTGCACCGGCTTTTTCATCCCTGCCGCGCAGACATAGGACACCGGAGTAAAAAGCAGGCCCAGGATCGCCAGCCGCCAGTCGTACACCAGCAGCATAACCGCATAGCCCGCCAGCGCCACACCGGTGTCGAACACCTCCGTGGTGAACTTGCGCATTCCCTCCACGCAGTCGTCCACATCGGCGATGGCCTTGGTCATCAGCTCACCGGCCCCCTCTTTTTCCAGCGTTGCCCGGCTCTGCCGCACCAGATTGGCGTACAGGATGCCCTTCATCCGGCGGTTGATGTTGTTGGCGAAGCGGCGCACATAAAAGCGTTTGATGAAGCGCGCCGCCTGCACCAGCAGTGTGACTGCAATGTAGGCCAGCACCAGCAGCGCCATTTGGGCAGCAGTCTCATTGCCGCCCAGGATATCCGCCAGGCACTGGGCCAACCGGCCTTCGAACCACGGCGCGGCCAGCAGACCGATGTTATAGACAAGGCCCGAAAGGGTCACAAGGAGCAGCGGGAACCACTCCACCCTGAAATAGGAGAGAACCCGGTCCGGGCGGAACGATTTATCTTTTTTCATGGGGCATTTTACCTCCTGCGGGTGTTCCATTCAGTATACCACGCTTTCGTTCCGCAGAAAAGCGCACACAAAATGCATCTTGACAGCTTTGTTCAGAAAAAAGCCATGACAGCAGGAACAAAATGCAAGATCATTGCAATGGTCACCGCTGTCATGGCGATCGGTTTTCTTTGTATGAAAAATGCTCCCATCGGCAGGATCTGCATTGCAGTGGTGTGGGTCTGCCATCTTCTGTATTTCACCTTGCGGGTCAAGACCATCAAGCCCACAGAGCAGACTCAGGAAAGTGCAGAATAGATTCCACCCGGGATACCATCAGATTGCAGGCACCCATAGCCCGCAGGGATAACAGTTACGTTCTTATCGGTTCACGAAATTCAGCGCCAGCACAAGCAGCAGCATGTGTACCGGGTAAAAGGCGTAGCAGGCATACTGGAACGGTTTGCTGTGGCAGCCCTGCCGCCCGCGATACAGCCAGATGGGCACCAGCGCCAGCAGCGCAAGCCCCTGCTGACACAGCTCAAACTCCATGCCGAACAGCCGGATGGGGTACATCAGCCCGCCCAGAAGCACCACGTTGATCCAGTACAGGGTCAGCACCTGTCCCAGCAGGCACCACCATTTCCGGCCCCGGAAAATGTAAAAAGCGAACACAGTCAGCACACCGGCACCGTAGTAATCTGTCATGCCCAGCGTTCCCAGCAGCGCCCCTGCTGCTGCCACTGCGGCGCACACCGGCAGTGAGACCCAGAGCTTTTGCTTTTTGCGCACCGTTTCCATCAGATGCACCCCCAGAAGCCCCAGCAGCAGCGTCCAGATCACGTTCTGATGCACCGGGTAGAACCATGTCCCGCCATACATCAGATCAAAGGGCACTTCCGAAAGCAGTGCAAACAACAGCAGCCTCAGGACATAACGCTTCAGATTTCGGGTATGAAAGTAGCCTTCCACTGTCATAAATGCAAAGATAGGGAACGCCAGCCGCCCGGCACAGGTCAGCCAGTCCTGCGCCGGCAGAAGGGTCGCCCACAGGTGATCCATCAGCATCAGCGCCATGGCAAGGATATGAAGCGCTGCTGTACTCAGGTCAATGCAATTTGCGGCAGCGGAACGAATCGGTTTGGTTGACATGATCATACCTCGTCTTTGTCTAAATTCAGTTGCTTTGTCTGGAATACGAACGACTCCCTCCAAGAATTGCAGCCCCGGCAGTTTTTTACCGCCGGGGCTGCAGCACTTCATCGCTTATCCCTCCGGTTTTGCACCGGCCATTTTGGATACGGCAAGCATCCAGGGCAGCTTCTGCCATTTGCTCTGCCTGCAAAATGGGGGATGCAGTGCACCCGCCCCGCAGGCGGAAAAATGCTCCCGCAGCAGTCTGCGGGACAAATTCAGAAAGGGTGGCTTGCCTGCCTGCCCATGGAGACGTAAGCACAAAAGCAGGAATGCGGGAAAGGGCAAAGGACGGTTTCGGCGAAGAAACGTCTGGCGGTGGCGGAAAAGCCGAACGCAAGATTTTTTCAATGATGCTGGCTCGTAAGGTGAACCGGACCGAAACTTCCTTGCGGAACTGTGCAGCGTTATCGTTCATCTGCACCTGAACCGGCAGCCGCTTCCCCGACGCTTGCCGCACCCAAAATGGCCGGTTGGCGGCGTGTCACCCTTTGGTGCTTTCCAGATAAGTCTCAAACGCTTCGGCAAAGCTGGCGTTCACATCAAAGGGGACTGCATAGTCCACCCGGGAGGTCACAAGGCACAGGTCGATCCGGTTGGAGGTCTCGTCCGCCTGCCGGTTCAGCTTGCCCAAAGCAGCGTGGATGACCTTGCGGTCATAGTTGATGGTGGTCACCCGCTTCACATCACAGCGGTAGGCGATCTGGTTGCCCTCTGCATTGAAACGGTAGCCGGTGCCGCCGCCGGAAAGCAGCTGCTCGGAGCTGCGCAGGTCATTCATTCGCTTGAAAGTGCGCGCCACGCTCTGCCGCGCAGCGTTCAAACTGACCTCGCTGTCCATATCCATGTCCAGCGCATCCTTTGCCTTGCGGATGGCAGCGAACAGGCGGCCCTTCTCCTCCAGCAGATAGAGCATGAACCGGGCAATATCGGTGATCTGCTGGGCATATTCGGTCTGGGGCAGATCCAGGATCGTCTCGTCCTCAGCCTCTGCCATGACCTTGTGGCGCAGATAGGTATTGGCCACCTTGGTCACGTTGGAATCGCAGTCCAGAATGCCCTGTGCCTCGTCCAAAAGGGCCTGCAGCTTGTTCTGATAGCGGAATGCTTCTTTCAGATTCATTGTATCCACCTCGTTTTGTCTTGTTCACTGTGCGTTCCCGCCTGTTTTCCTCTATTGAACCATATTTTCCGGCAAAGCACAAGCCGCCCGCCAAAAGTGCATCAAAATGCAAAGCGCCCCAACATGTTCTTTACTACACGTTGGAGCGCTATTTTCTGGAGCAGGATACGGGACTCGAACCCGGCCAAGGGCTGCCGTGAGAGGATACGCCGCAGCATTTTTGACGAAAATACGCCGTTTTGAAAAACCGATATTCACCGGTGGCGTTTGATGCTCACGCTTTACCAGAAAAAGTGGGTTACTAAAGTGGGTTACCGCAATATTTTCTGAAGCACTGATTCCAGCGCGGCAGTGGTCTCCTTTTCCTCGCCCTCGATCAGATGGGCGTAGATACCGTAAGTATCCATTTGGCGGGAGTGACCGACCAAGGGCTTTACAGCACCTTCCGGTAGCGTCTTGGCCATGCTCACAAAGGTATGCCGCAGATTATATGGAGGAACGTAGGAAAGCCCGTTGACCTCACAGTAGCGCTTCCAACGGTGTCGGAAGGTGTTCTCTGAGTTGATGCCGAACACTGAGTCTGACCCACCTGTCAGCAGACGCTGCGCGGCCAGAATCTCCTCCGCCGTCGGAGTCAACTGCACCGCACGAAGGGCGTTGTCATTTTTGCCCCGGGTCACTTCCCCTCTGGAATTGATGGCCCGGTGAATCTGGATCACAGAACCTTTTACGTCCCTCCAACGCAGGCCGATCATCTCCCCCGGGCGCATCCCGGTGACCGCGCTGAACCGGTATGCGTTGATATAAGGATCTGGCACGACCACCCCGCGCCATAGAGTGGTATCAATGGCAAAGAGCTTTCTCAGATCTTCCGGTTGCAAGATGGTCTTTTCCCTCGATCTGGCCCCCTTCGGCACGTGTAGCGATTCCGGGTATAGCGTGGACATTTTGCCCAGTCTCATCCACTTGCAGAACGCCCGGAGATCAGCGCACATGGAACGAAGATATTTTCGACTCAAGCCACCCGCATAACCCCGGTTCACCGCAGTCTGCATCTGCGCCTCGGTCAGATCCTCAACCCGGCGGCGACCGATTACCGGTTTAACCCAAACTTTCCAGCGGCTTTCTACCGGTTCCCAGTTCGAGCGGCTGGTCGTCAGCTTCAGCTCCCCGATCCATTGCACGTAAACATTCTCCACCAGTACCCGTGTGTTCGTGATGCCGTCATCCAGCCAGGCATCGGCTTTGCGATTTGCCTCACGCTGTCCCGTTCTGCCCGGTGTAGCTGACGTGAATGCTCTCCGCTCCCCGTTCTTCTGCACTTTGATCTGCCAGCGCTGCTGCTTTTCCAGCCAGACAGCCGTATTCGTTCTTTTTCCCATATAAACACCTCCGAAAGACAGGTACACTTTGACAAGCCCAGCCGGAGGTGCTACAATACAGATGTCTGGTCTGTGTATCACCTTCCGGGTGAGCCTGATCTATCCAAACGCTCTCGGTGCGCCAACACCGGGGGCGTTTTTGCTTTTCAGGCACAGGCAGCAAATCACCACCCATGCAACAAAATTCTAGTCGATTGCAACATTCAGTGCAATACAAACCTGTGCAACGTTTGTATGCTCGAAAAAGTGAGTGCTCATGCGGGTTTTCAGGCCAAAACATACAATGTCTACTCAAGCCCTATATAAAGACCCTTATCAGAAGAAAAGAAGAATATACGCGCGTGAGAACGCGTTTGATGCCCGCACGCGTAGGGTTTATAGGAATTTCTGTATGCTTTGTTTCAGGTTGCCACACCCCGGGAGGGAGGTCAGTAGACCTTGCGGCACTCGATCACCCGGCCCAGAACCCGCACCGGCGTTTTCTTCAGGTCATACACCTGCGGCTGGTGCACTGGGTTGGAGCTGCGGGGTGTCAGGATCACAAGGTTCCCCTCCTGCCGGAAGGTCTTGACCGTGGCTTCGTCGCCGTTCACCAGTACCACCGCGATCTCGCCATTCTCCACTTCAGGCTGCTCACGCACCAGGATCTGATCGCCATCGTTCATCCCCGCGGCGTTCATACTATCGCCCCGGATGTTCAGCCAAAAATATTTTGCACCGTCGGTCTGCCGGATCGGAATATAACCCTCAATGTTCTCCTCGGCATACATGGGCAGTCCCGCCCGGACTGTCCCCAGCAGCGGAGCTACCTGTGCTACGTCGCACGATGTAGCTCCCACTTTCTGCTTCCAGTCAACGCTCTCGTGGCTTTTCGCCACGGGGGCGTTTTTGTTTTCATCGAGCAGCTGGTCAACCGTAATATGGAAATAATCCGCCACTTTTTGTAGCTGCGCCACCTGCGGGGTTCGCCCCAGGTTCTTCCAAGTTGACACCGTGCCCTTACTGATACCCAGCTCTATGGCCACAGCAGAGGGGCTTTTTCCCACGGACTTGCAAAGCTGGCGATACTTGTCATAAAACATAGTTTACCTCCATAGACTTTGTGCAAATCGTCAAAGTTCAATAAAATGCACTTTTAGGGCTTGAAAAGTCTACTTGGATGAACTATACTGTGCACAGCGGTTCACGAAAATAGACTTTAAGCTCAACTTCACAACCTGAGTATACCATAAGGGTTTATTTTTGTAAACACTTTTTGCAAAAGAAAGGAGTACATTTACATGAACCTATCCTGGCAAGCTGAGGTTTTCGCGATGATGAAGGACAACAACATCAGCCGCAGCGACCTCGCCGAAGCCGCAGGTGTCACCCCAGAGTACGTCAGTATGGTGCTGAACAAGCGGCGCAACCCCGCAGGCGCGGAGAACACCTTCAGAGCAGCCATCCAGAAGCTGCTGACCGAAAAGGAGTGACCGCCATGACACCGAGCACGCCACTGGGCAGCTTTCACCAGAGCCCCTTCTGGCGGCTGCGGGCAAGATTCCGGGACTACGGGCTGTTCGATTCCGAGCTTGCACAGGCCACCGGGATCGCCCAGTCAACTCTCAGCCGCCGGATGCGGGGCACGATGCCCTGGACATCCGACGAAATCAAGACCATCTGCCGGGTTCTGAACATCCCGCAGGAGCAGGTCGGGGCTTACTTCTTCCCCGACATCAAAAAGGAGGAATCACAGTGAAAAAGATCACGATCACCGGCGGCGTTGCGCTGTTTGCCCTCATCGGGGCGGTCAAGGTGGCGCAGGGAGCCTGCACGGTCGCAGCACACGCCCTGACCCAGTGGGGCAGCTGGAGTCCGGCAGAAGCCGCCCAGGCAGCCCCGTTCTTGGTGTTTGCCCTGGCTGCAGGCTTGGCCTTATCGTTACACAGCCTGCTGACCGACAACGAGCGGTACAAGCGCCAGAGCTACGGCAAGGTAGACTGCACAGCCTACCGGCAGAACCGCGAACAGGAGGACTGAGCATGTTTTCTGACAAAAGACGCGGAGACATCTGGTGGATGAGTGACACCCACCGCAAACCGGCAGACACCTGCCTGATCCGGGGTGACCGACCGGTGATCGTGGTCAGCAGCGACAGCGCCAACCAGACCGGCAACACGGTGACGGTGGTTCCCATGACCTCCAGCCCCGCAAGGCTGGCCCGGGGCGACGGATTCTGCGACAACGTCCTTCTCCTGGGCTACGGTGAGCCGAGCATGGCCCTGCCTCGGCAGGTACACGGCGCAGACCGAGCTGATCTGCAGCAGTACCTCGGCCACCTGACCAACGCGGACATGCGCCGCCTCGATGCAGCGCTCCGGAGCGCGCTCGGATTATGACCTGGTACACGGTATACGAGGCTTCGACCGAGGAGGTCATCGCCAGCGGTACCGGCCCGCAATGTGCCAAAGCCCTGGGTATGACAATGGGGGTCTTTTACAGCACCGTCAGCCATGCCCGGGCAGGCATCAACAGCAAGTACACCTTCTACGTTGAAAAGCTGAAAAAGGAGGATTTTTCAGAATGAAAACGATCAAAGTCAAGTTGACCTTCACCGAGCCGCTGCTCGGCACCTGGCCTGCCAACCCGAACGTGGCCCGCGAGTACATCGCATCCAAGGGCCCCGACGCTTCCACCATCGAGGATGAGGTGGCCGCCCTGGGCGCAGATGCCGCAGCCGATAGGGCAATGACAGTATTCCCCCGCAACGAGGCGGGGCAGCCGATCTTATACGATTACCAGCTCAAGGGGTTCTTTAAGGACTCCTGCGGTATGCTGGGGCGCATCGGCGGCAAAGACGAGAAGGGCAAGAAGCGGGCCGTTAACGAGAGCGGCAAGCTCTCCGCCTACAAGAAGATCATCGACGGCCTGATTTTTGTCGGGCCCCGCCAGATTCCTCTGACCCTCAGCGGAGAGATGACCGAGTGCCAGCGCCCCCTGCGGGCTCAGACAGCCCAGGGCGAACGCGTGAGCCTTGCCAACTCCGAGGAGATCCCCGCAGGCTCCACCTGCGAGTTCGAGATCACCTGCATGGACGATGCCCACGAAAAAGCGGTGATGGAGTGGCTGGAGTACGGCAAGCTCCGGGGCCTGGGCCAGTGGCGCAACTCTGGTAAGGGCCGCTTCATCTACGAGATTCTCGGCTGACTGCAAAGGCATTGGGCTGCCGTGCGACGCAACGGCAAGGAAATGCCCGGCCCGGCATGGCAACGGCAACGGATGGCATTGCCCAGATATGCGACGGCAAAGCACTGCTGTGGAAGCATAGCAACGGCAAGGCATGGCGAGGCTTCGTATTGCAAAGGCAAGGCATGACTCTGCATGGCAAAGGCATTGCGACGGGATGCTTCGCTCTGCAAAGGCTCGGCATAACATGGCTTGGCGGCGGCATGGCAATGCGGAGTGACGCAGCGCAATGGCATAGCATTGCGACGCATGGCGAGGCGCGGCAATGGCATAGCATTGCGACGCATGGCGAGGCGCGGCAATGGCATAGCATCGTGACGCATGGCGAGGCGCGGCAATGGCATAGCATCGTGACGCGAAGATTGGCTTAGCAATGGCATAGCATTGCGACGCGTGGCGAGGCGCGGCAATGGCAAAGATACAGCTCCGAACTGCAAAGCGTAGATTCGACAGAATCTTTTTATAAAAGGAGCATGACTATGAACTTCACACTGACCATCAGCGGCGAATCCCCAGCCGAACTGCTGAACACTCTGACCCAGCTGGGTGGCATGACCATCAACGTCAACACCTCGCCCAACGGTGGGGTCGAGACCCGCACCATGACCGCAGCCGAGCTTCCCCGGCACACCTCTCCGCTGCCCCAGAGCACGCCTGTGCAGCAGCCGGGCAAGCCCAAGACGCAGACCCCCGCCAAGGCCAAAAAGCCCACACGGGAGCCCGCAGCCGCCCCCGCGGAGGAACTGGCGAGCCCTACAACGGCAGAAGCCTCGGGTTCTCCCTCGCAGGCGGACACCGCACCGGCAACCTCGACCTCCGCACCCGCTCCTGACCCTGCCATGCTGGATAAGATCCGCGATCTGGCCCGCAGCCTGATCGTGGCAGGAAAGCGGGCAGGTGTTCAGGCGGCCATCAAAGCCACCGGTGCTGCATCCATCTCTAAGCTGCCGCCTGACAGCTACACCAGCGTCTTGGAGGAACTGCTCAAGTTGGAAGACGAGGTGGACGCAAATGCCTCCAATTAAACACGCCCTGCTGGGTGCCTCCAGCGCGGCCCGGTGGATCGCCTGCACCCCCAGCGCCCGGGCCACCGAGCACCTGCCCGGGGAGACCAGCAAGTACGCCGAAGAGGGCACCAGAGCCCATGAACTGTGCGAATACACCCTCCGGTACAACCTCGCAGGCTGGGAGGATGACAAACCCTTTGACCCGATGTACGACTGGTACGGCGGTGAAGGGACGGTTACGCCGGAAATGATCAAAGCCGCGAACCAATACATCGACTTTGTGCACCTTCAGTGGGGGCTTTACCTCCACCAGCCCGAGGTGTTCATCGAGCAGGAAGTGGACGTGAGCCAGTGGGTGCCCGGCGGCTTCGGTACCTGCGACTGCCTGCTGATCGGCGACGGCATCCTGCACATCATCGACTTCAAGTACGGGCAGGGTGTGCCGGTGACCCCGGAGCACAACCCGCAGCTCATGTACTACGCCCTCGGTGCCTACGCCCTGTTTGAGGGCATCGAGGAGGTCAGCACAGTGCGCCTGAGCATCGTACAGCCCCGGATGCAGGAGGAGCCCCAGACCTGGGAGATTTCCCTGGCCGACCTGCTCACCTGGGCGCGGGAGGTGCTGCAGCCTGCCGCCGAGATGGCCTGGAAGGGCGAGGGCGAGTTCTGCACCGGCCCCCACTGCCGCTTCTGCAAGGCCCACCCCGCCTGCCGGGCATGGAAGGACAAGTACGGCCCGCTGGCCGGATTTGAGCCTTACCCGGAGCCCGCTACACTTTCTGACGAGGAGCTGGGCGAGTGGCTGCAGAAGCTGGAAGGTCTGGCCGCCTACGCCAGGGATCTGGAAGAGTACGCCCAGCAGGCGCTGATGGAGGGCCGCACCCTGCCCGGGTGGAAGCTGGTGCAGGGCCGCAGCACCCGCAAGTGGACAGACCAAGATGCCGCCTTCCGGCAGATGCAGGCAGACGGCATCGACGAGGCCATGCTGTACACCCGCACGCCCATCACGCTGACCGTGGCCGAGAAGATGATCGGCAAGAAACGTTTTGCCGAAACCATGTCGGCCTTTATTACCAAGGCCCCGGGGGCTCCCAAGCTGGCGCAGGCCAGTGACCCCCGCCCCGCCTACGACCGTTTAGAGGGCTTCAAGCCCGAGGAGGACTAACCATGAACACTAACGAAGTTATCATTCCCTGCCGTCTGTCTTACGCCAACATCTGGGAGCCCAAGCAGGTGAACGGCACCGGCGACCCCAAGTACAGCTGCTGCCTGCTCATTAAGAAGAGCGACACCAACGCCCTGGCCGCCATCCGCAAGGCCATCGAGGCCATCAAGACCGACCCCGCATCCCTGGCAAAGTGGGGCGGCAAGCTGCCGCCCAAGCTGAAAGAGCCCCTGCGTGACGGCGACGAGGAGAAGGACGACGAGAACTACGCAGGCTGCTGGTTCATCAATGCCAACGCCAACGCAGACCGTCGCCCCCGGATCATCGACCGGGCCTGCAACGAAGTGCTGGATCAGGACGAGGTGTACAGCGGCTGCTACGCCAAGGTCAAGGTAGGCTTCTTCTCCTACAGCGCCAGCGGCAACCGGGGCATCGGCGCAGGGCTGGAGGTCATCCAGAAGATCCGCGACGGCGAGCGCCTGAGCGGAGGCAACAACCTGGACGGCTTCGAGGTGCTGACCGACGAGGACGACGATTTTCTGAACTGAGTATCACACCGGAGGCTCCGCACAACGGGCCTCCGGCCTTTTTGAAAGGAGGCAGCCGTGAAGAAACCGATCATCACGGTGGATATAGAAACCTACTCGCCGCAGGACATCGCCAAGGTCGGTGCCTACCGATACGCCCAAGACCCAGACTTTCAGATTCTGCTGTTTGGTTTTGTCATAGGCGATGAAGATGCACCGGAGGTAATAGATCTGACGGATCTGCCAGACCCAGGCGCTGTGCTTCGGAAGCAGCTGCCGTGGTTGCTTGATGCCAGCTACACTAAGCGGGCGCACAACGCCGCCTTTGAGTGGTGGTGCTTGTCGGAGGCCATGGGGCTTGACTGGGCGCAGCGGGTGCTTTGGCTGCAGCAGTGGGAGTGCAGCATGATCCACGCCCTCTACTGCGGCCTGCCCGCCCAGATGGGCGCGCTGGGTCAGGTACTGCAGCAGCCGGAGGATGCCCTCAAGATGAAAGAGGGCAAGGCGCTGATCACTTACTTCTGTAAACCCTGCAAGCCCACAAAGCGCAACGGCGGGCGCACCCGCAACTTGCCTCAGCACGACCCCGACAAGTGGTGGCTGTTCTGCAAGTACAACGGCATGGACGTGATCGCAGAGCGGGCCAACGACCAGAAGCTGTCCCCCTGGCCGGTTCCCGAGAGCATCATGCAGCAGTGGCGGGAGGATGTGGAGATGAACGCCCGGGGCGTAGCCGTGGATATGGCCCTGGTAAAGGGGGCCCTCGCCTGTTCCGCGCT